GGGCTCTACTTCAAACTCATTAGACAAAGGTGGAGAAAACTTCAAAAAACTATACAACTCATCCGACGTTGCGAAGCGAAACAGAAATGGACAAACAGCGTCTGGACTATATTCTCTTTTTATCCCAATGGAGTGGAACTACGAAGGATTTATTGACGAGCACGGAAGCCCAGTCTTCAATACTCCGAGTGATGAAGTCTTTGACCCCCATGGAGAGTTAATAGACGTAGGTGTAATAGACAATTGGCAAAACGAAGCTGATGGTTTAAAAGGTGATCAAGACGCGTTAAATGAATTTTATAGACAGTTTCCAAGAACTACAGAACACGCGTTTAGAGATGAAACAAAAAATAGTATATTTAACTTAGTTAAAATATACGAGCAAATAGATTATAACGAAGAAATGTCTAGAACACTAGGTGTTACTAGAGGTAATTTTCAATGGGTTAATGGAGTAAAAGATACAAAAGTTATATTTTATCCAGATCTAAAAGGTAGATTTAAAATAAGCTGGGTACCACCAACACATATACAAAATAAAGTAATAATAAAAAATGGAATACGACATCCAGGCAACGAGCACATCGGTGCGTTTGGCTGTGACAGTTACGATATTAGTGGTACTGTTGATGGCAAAGGATCTAAAGGAGCGCTACATGGACTAACTAAGTTTAGCATGGAAGATTCTCCAGCTAATCAGTTTTTTTTAGAATATTTAGCAAGGCCACAAACCGCGGAGATATTCTTTGAAGACGTTCTAATGGCATTAGTATTTTATGGTATGCCTTTACTTGCAGAGAACAATAAGCCTCGTCTATTGTATTATTTACGAAGACGTGGTTATAGAGGTTTTAGTATGAACAGACCTGATAAAATATGGAATAAATTATCTGTAGCAGAAAAAGAAATAGGTGGTATACCAAACTCTAGCGAAGATATTAAACAAGCTCATGCCTCTGCTATTGAAATGTATATTCAAGGTCATGTAGGTATGAATGCTGAAGGTCAATTTGGCAGTTGTTATTTTAATGATTTACTAAATGACTGGGCTAAATTTGATATAAACAAAAGAACAAAGCATGATGCTTCTATTAGTTCTGGTCTTGCTATAATGGCAAATAACAAGCATCTTTATCGACCAAACGCTATAATAGAAAAACCAAAACTAAATATAAATATTGCTAAGTATACAAACGCTGGTAATATGTCTAAATTAATTAAAAAATAAATATGATTGTAAAAAGTTATTTTCCTTCTCAAGTTGTAAGTGATGTGGAAAAAATGAGCTATGATTATGGTTTGAAAGTGGCAAAAGCTATTGAAGCTGAGTGGTTTCACACTGAAAGAGGTAGTAATAGATACCAAACTAACCATAATAATTATCACAATTTAAGATTATACGCTAGAGGCGAACAATCAATACAAAAGTATAAGGACGAATTATCTATTAACGGTGACTTGTCCTATCTTAATTTAGACTGGAAGCCAGTGCCTATTATACCTAAGTTTGTTGATATAGTAGTTAATGGTATTGCAGAAAGAACATATGATATAAAAGCATACTCTCAAGACCCTTACGGTGTTAGCAAAAGAACAGAGTATATGGAAGGTATATTAGCTGATATGAGAGCTAAAGAACTAAATGAATTTGCTGAAGAAGCTTTTGGTATAGATCTTACTGAAAGTAAAGCAGATGTTTTACCTGATAGTGAAGAAGAGTTACAATTACACATGCAGCTTAGTTATAAACAAGCTGTTGAAGTAGCTGAAGAACAAGCTATAAATACTCTTTTAGAAGGTAGTAGATATGAGTTAACAAAAAAACAATTTTACTACGATCTTACTGTTTTAGGTATTGGTGCCGTTAAAACTTCTTTTAACACTTCAGAAGGCGTTGTTGTTGATTACGTTGATCCAACTGATTTAGTTTATTCATATACCGAATCACCTTATTTTGATGATATATACTATGCTGGTGAAGTTAAAAGCATACCTATTAATGAGCTAGTAAAACAATTTCCACATTTAACTCAAGAAGACTTAGAAAGTATAGTTAAAGATAAAAACTATCATAAAACAAATTATAATCAAGGTCATAGCTATAGTGAGCATGACACAAATAAAGTTCAAGTTTTATATTTTAATTATAAAACATATATGAACGAAGTTTATAAAGTAAAAGAAACTGGTACAGGTGCTGACAAAATATTACCAAAAGATGATAGCTTTAACCCACCAGAAGATAACAATTTTGGTAAGTTACACAGATCCGTAGAGTGTTTGTACGATGGTGCTATTATTTTAGGAACAGATAAGTTGTTAAAATGGGAAATGGCTAAAAACATGATGAGGCCAAAAAGCGATTTTACTAAAGTTAAAATGAACTACGCTATAGTTGCTCCACGCATGTACAAAGGTCGTATTGAATCTTTAGTACAACGTATAACTGGTTTTGCTGATATGATACAGCTTACACATTTAAAGCTACAACAAGTATTATCTCGTATGGTGCCAGATGGTGTTTATTTAGACGCTGACGGTTTAGCTGAAATAGATTTAGGTAATGGTACAAACTATAGTCCACAAGAAGCTTTAAATATGTTCTTCCAAACAGGTTCTGTTATTGGTAGATCATTTACTTCGGAAGGTGATATGAACCCTGGTAAAGTGCCAATACAAGAAATAACAAGTGGTAGCGGTGGTAATAAAATGCAAGCTTTAATTGGTAATTATAATTATTACTTACAAATGATTAGAGATGTAACAGGTCTTAATGAAGCTAGAGACGGTAGTACGCCAGACAGAAATGCTTTAGTTGGTATACAGAAAATGGCTGCAGCAAATAGTAATACAGCTACAAGACATATATTACAAGCAGGTTTATTTTTAACACAAGAAGTTGCAGAGTGTTTGTCACTTAGAATATCTGATATTATAGAGTACTCACCAACAAAAGATGCTTTCATACAAGCTATAGGTACTCATAATGTTGCTACACTTGAAGAAATGTCAAACTTGCATTTATATGACTTTGGTATATTTTTAGAGCTAACACCTGATGATGAAGAAAAAGCAATGCTTGAGCAAAATATACAAATGGCGTTACAACAACAAATAATAGAACTTGCAGATGCTATTGATCTTAGAGAAATTAAAAGTGTAAAGTTAGCAAATCAATTATTAAAATTAAGAAGAGAAAAGAAACTGCAAAAAGATCAGTTGATGCAACAGCAAAATATGCAAATGCAAGCGCAGACTAATATGCAAACACAACAAGCTGCAGCTGAATTAGAAGTTCAAAAAGAAATGGCTAAAGCACAAGCAGAAGCTCAGCTTGAAGGAATGAAAGCTCAACTTGATGCTCAAAAGCAAGCTCAAGAAGTTGAATACAAAAAACAACTTATGCAACTAGAGTTTGAAATGAACATGAAGTTGAAAAGCATGGAAGTTGAAGGTCAAAAAACAAAAGAAAAAGAAAAAGAAGATCGTAAAGACGAAAGAACTAGAATACAAGCTACGCAACAAAGTGAGCTTATAGATCAAAGAAATAATCAAAAACAACCTAAAAACTTTGAGTCTGCAGGTAATGATATATTAGGAGGCGGGTTTGATTTAGGTGTCTTTGATCCTAGATAACAATTATTAATTATTATTATATTATATTATGGCAAAAAAGAAAACAGAAGAAGTAGTAGAAAAGGCTACTGAAGACAACGTAACAAAAGTTGATCTTAAAAAACAAACAAACGAAGATGACAACATCATCAAGGTAAATTTAGATAAACCAATAACACCAAAAACAGAAGAAAAAAATGAAACCACAGAAGAAGTTACAAAAGATAACGCTGACGATAACAGAGTGGTTGAACTCGTTGAAGACGCCGACACCACGGAAAAACAAAAAGAAGTACAACCGGAAGCTGAAACACAAGAAACTCCAGTATTAGAAGAAATTACTGAAGAAGAGGTTAAAGAGCAAGTAGATGATCTAGCTGAACAAGCTCAAGAAGCTATGTTAGAGTCTGCTGAAACTGGAAAAGCTTTACCTGAAAATTTACAAAAAGTTGTAGATTTTATGGAAGAAACTGGTGGTACATTAGAAGACTATGTAAGACTTAACCAAGACTTTTCTAGTTATGATGACATGACAGTTCTTAGAGAGTACTATAAACAAACAAAATCTCACT